ACCGTTTCGCCGGATGAGCCGGCTTGAGCACACACACCATCCTGCTATCCGTGAGTGGTATACATCACTCATGCGAGAGTATATGGAAGGTGTTTCGTTCCTGTCCATTTTAGGATGGTTAGGTAAGGTGTTTGGGTTTGTTGGTAGTCTGTTTAGCGGCACCAAGAACATGTCGTCGGTGTTCTGCGATTACGGCAAACGGTTGGGGTTGGGGGTTATTTCGTTGGCTGGGTTAGCATTTTTATGGTTTGCCGATGCGATAACGTTTAGGTATTTTCACGGCCATTTGCCTCATGCGAAAGGAGCACTTCGGCGCTCAATAGCTAGGGCTAGGTATGGTGAGCTACGTCCAGCTCATGATGGGTTCGTGAAGGAAATTGAGGCGCAGGTTAAGGACGAACCTGCAAAACCCGGCAAACCACCCAGGTTGTATTTCTCGCTTGGCCTAAAGTCTCCCATATTTGGTGGGGCTTGGATTGATGCAGTGAAGAAGTGGTTGTTTGAGCCCAGAGTGATTCGAGTGCGTGATTATGAGCTAGAGACACAGTTCGTGGGGGAGAATTCCCCTGATGCTGTAGCTGGTTACTTTGCACGCGCTTGGGATGTTCGCAATGGGGTTATGCCACGGATCTACGCGCTTATTATGAGTGATGACGTCAAGGTCGACACTCCCACGGGGAGTTACGATCTTGATATTTCAATGTGCGATGCGTCATTGGGTCTTGGGTTGTTCTGGGTGGCTTGGTTGTTTTTGCGCGCTTGTTACGTTCCGGAAGTTACGATCAAAGGGTTGTTTAGTCAGATTTCGCAAGTGGTCAGGACGTGCAACCCCAACAACCGGTCTGAGTTTATACGGTGGCGTTTCATCACCTACTACTTAGTTTCCGGCACTGTGTTGACAACTTTAGTGGACACATTAGCGTCCTTTATGGTTGTTTCAGCATTCTGTGCTGCTTATGCAGCATCAGTGCGTGAGGCTGATGAGTTTGTTGAGTGGTTTGATGCTATCGGTCTGACGGTGACCGTCGAGAAGTACGACAGATTCGAACAGTCTACAATGCTTAAGCGGCACCCGGTGCGCTTGGAGAATGGCTCATGGGCTGCTCCCCTGGCGTTGGGGTGTTTGTTAAAGCGTTTTGGCTTAATCGATACGGATCTGTCTCGTGTACCGGGTGACTCTTTAGAGGACAAGTGCGCCACCTTTTTAGGGGGTGTGGTTGAGTCTTGGAAGGGTGAGCCAGGGCACCCACTTCTGGATGTTTTGCGCGAGCGGTTCTCGGTGCGACATGGTTTTACTGGGTGCAATGATGACATCCGGTATTCGTCGGTAGTGAATACCGAGCGTGTGGACCTTTCTTCGTTATTAGCGTGCTATAGCTCTGACCTTGGAGAGTACTTTGAAGCAGTGGAGATTGCCAAAGAGCTAGATATTGGGTCAATAGCCAAGTGCGCCTTTTTGGAGAAGGTGTTCGCTAAGGATTACGGATTGTAAGAGCACTCTTTTCGGTTTTATTTTATTATTTTGTACATACATTTTGAGGAAACCCTCCTAACTTCAACCACTGCGTTCGGGCGGTTGAAGCAGGAGTCGAAAAACACTTAGAACCTTGTACCCACCGGCTTCGGTCGATATAGCCATATAGGCTGCCTTGTGGGGGGC